ATGTGTCTGTGGCAATGACTATGAGATTGCGTGTAAAATCTACTAGACAAATGGCAAACTCACCGTCTAGGCGTTGCACGAATTCAGGACCCAGTTGTTGATAAAGATCAATGAGACATTCACCATCAGTAATGTAGGATCCAAAGGTTTCATAGTTGTAGATTTCGCCATTGAACACGCAGGCCACATCATCTCGCACGAAAGGTTGTGCGACCCGGGCCCCAGTGATGTGCAAATGATTGTGTAGAAACTCTATACCATTTATGGTCTGTTGATAGGTAGCGTCAGGACCACGTGGCTGGCAACGGCTATTGACTCGATCTAGGCCTGCTAGGTTGGTGACTCCAAATCCACACACGTTACACCCTGATAAACAACATACCAGTGTCTCTGATGTGTTTGCTATTTTTGGCCAAGCGTTGTATCTCTGATGTGTCTTCGGGACTGGGTCGGAATCCACGTGCGGCCAGGTGTGTTTCCCAGTAGCTGGTAGGCTGGCAATTTACATGATGATAACCTTTTTGTCCTGGCACAGCATGAGTCATAAACAGATAGCGTCCTGAGCAAATAGTGGTCAACAAGTTGTCCAAATATCGTTCTTCGATGTGTTCAACTACCTCTATACAGTTGACCATGTCTACATCCTTGACGTAGGCTCCTTGTGTGAGATCAAACAAGTCAGTGGGATATATGGCTTTGTCAACATTTTCCTTCAATCCTTCCACAGCATAGGCTGTGAGCCCTTGATCGGCAAACCAACGCGGTGCATGTCCTTGTCCAGATCCTACATCCAACACACTCTTGATACCGTATTTGCGGATCACATAAGACCATGATTCGGGGCAGAACGTGGCTGGATTCAGTTCAGCAAAGTTTCCGCCCAGGTGTGGATTGTCAGGATCTACTACATAATCTATTTTCTTGCCCATGTTGGTTCCTATTTGATATATGCTACCATGATATTGCCTGGCAGGTGACTGTCCACGAATTCAAACACATATGCAGGATTTATCGAAAGTATTTTTTCCTGTACAGCTCGCAAAGGAATATTGTCGTGTGCGGCCTTGTCAAAGCAGGCCAGGTCATCCACGATCAAGGTATGATTGCGTATAACACTGGCATTGATGGCTTCCAGCTCTTCGTAGATGGGACAGTTTTTTTCTGCTATCTGGTCACCATAGTTGCCACTGATGTGTGCGTCAATCCAGAACACTGCTGGTTCGGTCAGCTGAGCTACAATGCCTGGCAACACCTGTGCAGAATCTCCCCAATGGCATTCTACCATACCCTGAGCTATTAGATCTTGAAATCTTTTGCAGGCATCACGATACAAATATTCGTGTATTTCAATAGTGTAGCATTTGACGTGCCCGGCATCCAAGGCACACTGCAGCCCATTGCCCAAGTGTGTGCCAGTTTCCACGAATACCTTTTTACCAAATCTTTGAAAGTGTTGCAACAGATTGTCATAGTAGACTTTTACAGATCCTTCAAAGTCGCTGGTGCGTAACCAAGGATTAGTCCGATTGGCCCATTTTTTCTTGCTCATGGGAGTATTTAACTTGAGCAAAGTATCTTGCAAAGTTTGCGAAACTGCTTTTGACCGTGGGGCGTATCCGGGTCTGACTCAAGATAAGCATGTCAATAAAGGCATCTATCACACTTTGCCGGTCTCGATTTATGTTATACTTGGTTTTTCTACCGTCGGTGTCTATGGTAGATTCATACCAGTCGCCCGGTATAAGTTTTTCAACATAATTAGTTTTGGGTCGAGCATGCACATTCGGTAGTTGCGCGAATCGTTGTTGTGTGGCTCGATCATCGGAACATACAAAATAACGCTGTGCAACAGTGTTTGATACCTGCTGGTACAAGGATTCTTCATCGAGATTAAAATTTTCAGTTTTTCTCAGATGCAGTCCTGCCACGGTATTATCTATGCGATTGATCACACAAAATTCATGCACACAGTCGGCGATGCGGCGGTTGATCTCGAGTCGACCAAGTTGTTGTATGATCTGATCCTGAGTAAAATAAGCCGGCACCTTGTTGTGATAATAAACCAAGTCATCGGATAAGGTCCCGGCCTGTTGAATGCAATCTAGACGGTGACCGTAACAACGACTGGGTTTGAAATGTGTTTGATTTTCGTGTATGATAAACACCTTGCTTAGGTTTTGTTCAAACACTTCAAATACATTGTGATTGGTTACCATCCATTCTGTATTGTCAAACAGATCGTGAAAACTGCATCCGCACCAGTTATTTTCAGGCCAGGCAATCACGGGTGCAAGCTGATATTGACTTGCTACAATAAGTCCTCCTACCAATCCTCCCAGGCGATTTCCGAGACCTCCATCACAGAGAATGTGTATATTTCTGTCAGTCATAATTGCGACAGACTGGCGATACTGTGATCCACCCATGGTACTATCAAGTCTTGTTGCCGCAGATGTCCGTGCGCATAAATGCTACGGTCTGCTGATTCTGGCAGGAGTTCTAGCTCAGACAAGTCATGCCAAGTGGTGGTCTTGGGATCTTGCGGTGCGTGTGAACTTTTGTATACTATAGCATGTATCCAAGGATCTGCAAAGCGTTGTAGGAAAAAACCGGAACGACAATCCCAACCCGACATGGCCAACATATGTATAAGGCTGACCATGGTATGGTGATACAAACATCCTGAATCTAAATAATACGCGAGCTGTCTGCGATGAGTCAACACTGTTTGTGGCACACTAAGGGCCAGCATGCCTCCGGCGCTGGCTATGTGCCACCAATTAGCGAGAGTTTGTAGAGGATTAATACAGTATTGAAAGGCATCATGACACCACAAGATATCAAACCCTTTTTGCGGCGGATGAATCTTGCCTTCAAAATCTGTGCGTTGATATGTGATGTTGGCATGTTTTTTGGCCATGGGCAACTGCTCTAGTAAATCTATGCCTTGGCATTGAATGTTCAGTGGTCGTGGACTGTCATCTCTGGTGGTTCGAGTGGCCCACCACTCTAGATCTTCGCCGGTGCCACATCCTAGGTCTGCTACCGTGACAATACTTTCCATAAAATCATCATACTCATACAAGGCATTCAATACCTGTAGACTGTGACGATGACTGTCGCCTGGGTGTATGAATTTCATACCTGTATGTCTTCCATGCCTGCCGTGCGCAATCTAACAATATGACCACTCATCCAGCTTTTTGAATCCAGCCCTTTCATGATGCCCAGCCAGCGATTTCGAAGTAGAGCCACTTCGTTAATTATTGTTTCAAAATCAATCACTTCGTCTTCACCATCTACATATTTTTCTGCGTCTCTGCTGGTCAAGGCACGAGCATATCCTTCTAGATACTTTTGGAAATGTTTCCTACGTATCTTTCTTAATTGTATGTTCAAATGGTTAAGTATGGCTTCAATTTCTTGGAGTTGATTGAATCTGTGTTCGGTTATGCCAGGCAGTTCTTTGATATTTTTTTCAACTAGACCGCCTACACGCACGTCACGTTTGGCATCCTCTAATTCTTTTTCGTAGTAGGCTATAAAATCAGGGATAGCTCCCAGATCAGCAACGACTCGACTATACCACATGATTTATTTCCTTTGCCAACCAGGGAAAAGTTTTTTTCCAATCAAGCCCACGTCTCCTATCTATCTCATTTAAAAAAATAATCAACTGAGATATTTTAAAGTCGTTCCTGGCAGTTTTGTTTATTTGTTTCTGTATGCCTTGCATATATGCTCGGGCATGTTGTTGTTGCTTGGTTTGATCGGGCATGAGAAATAAGATCTTTTCAAAGTCCTCGTCAAAGTAACCTGCGCCAAACGTATCTGGATGTAAAAATTCATGAGTATCAACCGTGGTTGAAAAAAATTGATTGATCTTTCTATCATTACCTAATTGATTTATATACGCCAACAGATCTGGAATGGTTTTTATCGTGAGACACGATAGGGTCTGGTTGATACTTAGATAAATCCATTTCTCTTTGATCAAATATTCAAAATTTTGTCTCCATTGGTTGAGGTCTAACCCATATCTGACATATTCTTGTTCGGCACCAAAACAGTCAATACTACAAGTCAAATCAAATCTTTTAAAATGGCGACGGGCAACTAAATCTTTTATGCGTGTAATAATTTTTTGGAATTTGTGGTGCTTGATCATCAGATTGCTTACCACATTGAATTCAAGATTTGGACAAGGATGCTGTTCAAAAAAATCCAAACACGTGATAAATTGTTCTTGGAAAAATGGTTCCCCTCCTAGTATATGTAATCTTTCTAACACATGACAATTTGTGTTTAACCAGGACCAAAAACTAGTCTGTAAAGATTCATGGTCGAGAGCTTTTTTAGCATAATTATCAATGACCACATCTTGTGATTCAAATCTGCCAAACTTTTGATTTTCCTGTTGTATTTTGCTGCTGAATCCATCCCAACAATACAAGCATGCCATGTTACAAACATTGTCTAAATAAACTTCAACCACGCGAGGAGTAACTTCTATGGCCTGGTTGTTGGTTTCCAGTTCTGGTGGAATCAGATCTGGTATAGACAAGTGAAGGAGTCTATCACTGTAACCACCGGCATCTTCAATTTTTTTACAATACTCGCATCCACCAGTGGGCCATTGGCCTTTGAGCATGAGTGCTCGGTCGGCCAATTTTTTAGGAGTATTATGAAATGTTGAGAAATTTTCTGCTGTAACCAAATCACCATTCACTCTATGACACGAACTGGTACAGCCATTGTATAATCTAATGGTATTCCATGTCCATTTGAGTTTACAAGCAGTTTCTGTGTGTATTGGAAAATACTTGCCGGACATCAATAATCCTCGTAGGCATCGTCTTCATCGTCGTGCAAGTCTTCATCGTTGTCTTCTTCATCAGCATGATCCTTTAGATAACTGGTCAAGGCACGCTTGACCTCGCTATCGCCTTTGAACACATCTTTGATTTCGTCTGCATCTGCATCGTTGTCAATCAGAACACTTACCAAGGTTTCTGCAGCTTCTGCACGGTCTACGGTGTTGACATAACGCTTGAGTTCGTTCCAGATTTCTTTGCTCAATTCTACTGACATTTATTATTCCTCCGTGGCTGTTTCTTCAGTACTTACCGTTTCTTTCTGATTTGCAAAATCAGCCATGACCTTGTCCAGGCAACCTTCTTCGTTGCTTTCCCAGGCTTTACGGAACTGTTTGATGATCTCGCCATCCGAAGTAACGAACATGAGCCGATTGCCATCCTTTTTTAACAAGCCTTTCTTTTCTGCCAGATCCACCAGACCCGAGTAAGGATTCATACCTGTTTCATAAGGAATCTTGACTTGTACGCCTTCGAAGGGTTTGGCATACCTTGTTTTCATGACCTTGCAACCAGCACGGATACCCATGACTTCCGAGATTTTATTACCATCCTCGTCCTCTTTGAGTTTCATCTTCTTCATAGCAACCACAATACTGCTCGCATAGATAAAGCCTTGGCCGCCCGAGATCTTGTCATCAGGATCAAACATGTCCTGGCTGGCATAGGTATGATTGGTACATACCAGGCCTACGTTGTAACTGCCAAACATGTTGACACAGTTACGCACAAGTGCTGTGAGTGCCTTGGGTTTGCGACCCAGGTCGCCTTTCATTTCGCCGGCATCAAACTGGTTTACATCAGTGGGTGTCAGCAACATGCCCAAACTGTCAATAATAAACATGACCTTGGGACGCTCACCGTCGGGTAGAGCTTTATAATCTGCCATGAATGTTGAAATAGTCTTGGCCACGTCATCAATCATGGCCATTGATAGTTTGAGTAACTTACTTTCACTAGTATCAACCCCAAGTGCCTTGAGCCAATCTTCATCGAGTGCGTTTTCAGAGTCAATCAACACAACAAAAATGCCTTGTTGTTGTGCATTACGAGCGATGTTGCCAGAACAGATGTAGCTTTTGCCTGCACCAGATTCACCGGCGAACACAGTGACCTTGCCCAAGGGAATGCCTTTGTTGAAGTCTCCGGAAATCAAGTAGTTGAGTGCATAGTTGCCTGTGCTGATCCAGTCTGTGGGATCGTTGAAGCCTATCGACAGTCCGTCGATGCT